TTCTAGTGCTATCCCTGCCGGTGTGCTCAAACAAACTGGTGGTGAACCGTTGTCAGGTTCTGAACTTGCCGCGCTTGCTGAATCTTTCAACCAGGCACGGGCCACCAATCAGACAGCTGCACTAAACGAATTTTTGACGTACACAGAAACCACGGCGACACCCGACAAAATGTTGTTGATTGACGCCGCCGAATACCAGTCAAAAGAAATCGCCAACTTGTGCAATGTACCCCCGTATTTGTTGGGTATTTCTACAGGTTCATACGCATACACAAACAGTGCTGGCGCCAAATCTGACTTGTGGACTTTCGGCCTGTCAATGTACGCCGAAGCAATCGTGGCCGCCCTGTCTCAACAGTTGCCCCGTGGCACCTATGTTTGTTGGGACACCGACGACTTTTTAGAAACGCAAGAAGAAGGCATGTCAAACATGCAACCCGTAGAAGAAACAGAACCACAAAAAAACACACAGGAAGACTTAGCATGATTACTTTTAACGCCAACACTTTCGCTGTTGAAGCCGCAGGCCCAGACGGATTACCACGCCGCACCATCACTGGCGTGGCAGTGCAATACGGGACTTTTGCAACTGTTTCTGATGGCACTACCGTGTCATTTGCACCAGGTTCATTACCTGTTGACGGGCGCCAGCCCCGTGTATTCATGTATCACAACTCAAGCATGCCTGTTGGTCTCGTAACTGAAAGAGTCGACACCGGCACAGAAATGTTGCTGGCCATGAAAATTAGCGCAACAGACTTAGGCAATGAAGCCCTTGTGTTAGCCGCCGATGGGGTTATGGAACTGTCCGTAGGTGTCAACCCCACAGAATTCAGTTATGACAGCGACGGAAACATGACCGTTTTAGCTGCTGACTGGTTAGAGATCAGCCTTGTCCCCACAGCCGCATTTAAGGGTAGTACTATCAGTCAAGTAGCGGCGGAAGCGCCACAAGTCGAAGAACAAAAGGAAGAACCAAAAATGGAAAACAGCCCCGCAGTTGTTGAAGAAGTCGCAATTCCCACGGCACCAATTTTTGCCCAGGCAAAGCGTGAACCACGCCTGCCGAACGCTGCAGAATTCGTGGCCGCAATGCACAAGGGTGGCGTTGAAGCCGCTAACGCACAAAAGGTTTGGAACGACTACCGCAGTTACCACCAGTCAGATATCGCAGCTGCCGCTGGCGATGTCACCACTGGCAACGTGCCTGGTGTAATTCCCGTGCCGATTCTTGGCCCAGTGTTTGCTGACATCAACTACATTTCGCCATTGCTTACCGCAGTCGGTACCCGTGCAATGCCTGGCGGTGGCGCAGGCGCTACTTTCATTCGCCCGACTTGGACAACCCACCCGTCAGTCGCAGAACAATCGGCACAGTTTGACGCAGTATCGGCAACCACCAGCGTGATTGCCGCTAACACCGTCACCAAAAAAACTTTCGCTGGCAGCACCACGTTGTCATACCAGACGGTTGCGTTCAGTGACCCCGCCGCCATGGCAATCATCATGCAAGACCTTGCAGGCCAGTATCTTCTCGCTATCGACAACTACGCATGTGACACCCTTGTGTCAAGCGCAACCAGCGATGGTGTTTGGGACTTGTCAGTCACCGACTTGCTGAAGTCAATCTACGACTGCGCAGTCACCACGGTTGCCGCCACCAACTACTTGCCAACCCATATCGCAGTAGACCCAGCCACCTGGGGGTTGATGATGCAGCTTGTCGACTCGACAAACCGACCGATTTTTGGTTACACCGGCGGTGGCCTGAACGGTTACAACACCATTGGTAAGGGTGACGCAACTTCATGGCAAGGTTCAAACCCGTTGGGCTTGCAGATCATCGTTGACAAGAATTTCGCCGCTAAGACCATGGTCATTTTTAACGCCAACGCTTACGAAATCTACCGTCAAGACCAGGGCTTGCTCAGTGTTGAAAACCCCACCACGGTTTCACGCACCATGTCGATGTACGGTTACGCAGCAGTCTTTGCTGCTAACTCAAGCATGATTCGCAAGATCACCCAGGCCTGATTCCGAAAGGCGGTTAGCCGCCTATGGCTACATACCAAATCACTTTCAAGCAGCGGTTGGATAACTATGTGGTTGTCCAAACGCTGACTGAACCTGACGTGGCGATTGGGCAACCTGTCACCATTGCAGGATTGACTGACCCACCCAACGGCAGTTACACCGTCTACGCATTACCTGAGTACTACTTTATTGGTGTTGACTCACAAGGCGACTTGCTGTTTGATTACAACTGGTCAATACCTAACCAGGTCATGTTCTATGAAGCAGGCGATGACATTACCCGTGGCGCTGTCACTGGTGGCACCCTGCAGTACACGCAGACATGCACATGGATTACAGGCACCCAGATTGGTACATGGTTGGGCATTGCGTTGGCAAGCGTAGACGAAACGGCTTTCTTAACTCAGTGTGCTAACAGCGCCAACAACTTCATTTTTCGTAGGCGTCAAGAATCTGGGTACACCGACCAACTGACCGTTGTCCCCAGTGCAGATGTAGAGCTGGCCACAATTATGATGGGCGGTTCCATATATCGACAGCGCGGTGCTATCGACCAGTTTTCTAGTTTTTCAGATATGGGCACAGCTGCAGTATCGGGCCTGTCACCACTGATCAAACAGTTAGCCGGTATCCCACGGCCTGCGGTTGCGTAATGGCATACACCGACCTTTTCAACGAAGCCATAGATGACCTGGCAACAACACTGGCAACGATCACAGGTTTGCGTGTGGTGTTTGACCCTGAGAAGATCAACCCGCCTTGCGTGTTCATTGACGCACCCAGTTTTGACGCCTTTAACTACAACATTGTCACCATGAATTTTTCGGTAAAAGTAGTAACACTAGGGCCAGGCAATTTAGACGGCTTACGCAACGTTTTAAGCATGTGTGCGCAGGTGCTAGCAAAGAATGTGGCCGTGAAATCTGGGCGCCCTGGCTATGTGCCAATTGGTGGCCAAACTTTTGCCGCTTATGATCTATCCATTGACATGCAAGCACAGACAGGTTGAAAATGAAATACACAATCATTAGCGACAAGATCGGCACCGTAGGCGAAGAGTTCGTGCCTGGTGCAGGTACCAACATTGAAGCGTTACTGGCGCACGGGTTTATCAAATCTGATGAAATGCCTAGCGACAGCCCAGCCCCAAAATCTGCTAAAACTAAAGCACACACAAAGAAGGATTAACCCATGGCAACTTCGACATACCTTTCAAACCCAGGCGTAATGGTCAACAGCGTTTCATTAACCGATCAGTGCACCAGCGCCACCGTGACCAACACAGCCGAAGCCTTAGAAGCAACCGCCTTTGGTGGCACCAGCCGTGTGTATGTTGCTGGTCTCTACAATCAAGAAATCACGCTTGATTTGTACATGTCCTACGCCGCAACCGAAACTTACGCAACTCTTGCAGCTCTTGTTGGCACCACCACCACGGTGAAAGTTTCTAACACCGTTGCAGGTTTGACCACGGCCAGCCCCACAGAACCCCGTTTTGAATTGGTAGGGGCGTATCTTGAAAGCCTGCCGGTCATCAACGCAACCATGGGCGAATTAAGCACCATCAGTATCACTTTCAAGGGTGGCGTTCTCACCACCGTTGTAGCCTGATTTAAACAAACAACAGCAAAGGCCCGACATGCAACTAACTATTAGAGTCGACCAGGGCGAAGGCCCTGTTGACGTCACCACCAACCTTTTCACAATCGTGGCGTGGGAACGCAAATACAAACGCAAAGCCAGCGACATGGCCAACGGTATCGGCATTGAAGATTTGGCGTATCTTGCACACCAGGCATGCCAACAACACAATGTGACTGTGCCGGTGGTGCTAGATGATTTCATTAAGCGCCTGGTGCTTTTGGAAGTAGTCGACAATGAGCCTGAGCGCCCTACCGTGCCAGTACCTACAGACACGCACTAGCACAAGTTTTAGTAGCGACAGGGTACTGGCCTCACCAAGTAGAGTTTGATACTAATGATCTAGCGACGGTCATAAAGGTAATCAACGAAAGCAGAAAATAGCCATGGCAACCGATTTGACTATTCAAGTTAATGGTGTCAAAGACGCTGTTAAGTATTTGAATCAGGTAGAGCCTGGCTACCGCAAAGCGTATGTGGCAAACATGAAACAGATCGCTAAACCGATGACTGACGCTATGCAAAGTCAGTATGACGATTCCAAATTTCCTAGTGGCACCAAACGCAACTGGTCGCCTGGTGGCCGGCAAGTTTTCCCGTTGTCAGCTTCAAAGGCTGTCAAGGGTGTGGGTGTGCGTGTCAACAACAAAAAACGTGGTGCCGCCTTTTCGGTTATGCAAAAAAACCCTGCCGCCGCAATCTTTGATATCGCAGGCCGTGCCAATGTCAACCCGTTGGGCAACGCTTTTAGTAACAAATTTGGGCGTTCTGCCAGCCGTGTGATCTGGCCAGTATTCGAGGCAAGAATTTCTGACCTGACAACCGAAGTTCAAAAGGTGGTTGACGGCGTAATGGCTGAAGTCAATAAGAATCTGAAGGTGATCTAATGGCTATTTCCATTCCCGTAATCTCAGATTTTGACAGCAAAGGCACCGACCGTGCTATTCGAGAATTTCAGAAACTAGAAACTGCAGGACAAAAAGCGCAGTTTGCTATTAAAAAAGCCGCATTGCCTGCAGCTGCCGCTTTAGGTGGTTTGGCTATTGTTGCATTTGACGCTGTTAAAGCGTTCATGGAAGATGACAAGGCGGCACAAATACTTGCCACCAGTCTTAAAAACACTACGGGTGCAACTGACGCCCAAGTAGCCAGTGTTGAAAAGTTTATTACTCAGACTTCAATAGCAGCTGCTGTTTCTGATGATGAGTTACGGCCAGCATTAGAAAAACTTGTCCGTGGTACTGGTGACGTCACCAAAGCCCAGGACTTACTAAGCCTGGCGCTTGATATAAGCGCTGGCACTTCTAAAGATTTGGGCGCAGTATCTGACGCCCTTAGCAAGGCTTTTAATGGGCAACTGGGGCCACTAAAGAAACTGGACCCTGCCCTGGCTGGTTTGATTGAAAACGGCGCTACAACCGATGAGGTTTTTGCCGCATTAGCCAACACGTTTAAGGGTGCCGCTTCGACTTCAGCCAACACTGCTTCAGGCAAAATGAAATCGTTTAGTATCCAAATGGGCGAATTCAAAGAATCTGTAGGTGCCGCAGTATTCCCAATTGTTGACAAGCTGCTACCAGCGTTCAAATCTGTTGCCAATTTTATTCAAAACAACACGGGCCTAGTTGTAGGTTTCGGTGTTGTTTTTGCAGGTCTAGCAACAACCATTTTAGCTGTGAACGCCGCCATGAAAGCGTACGCCGCTATTCAGGCCGTAGTCACTGTTGCCACTAACATTCTGACCGCTTCGACTTATGCGCTGTGGATTGCTACAGGTGTCGCAGTCATCATTGCAATCATCGCTGCACTTGTCGCACTACAAGCCAAATTTGACATTTTTGGTAAAACTGTTGATTTAGTAAAAGGTTATTTTACAGGAATGTGGGATGTCGCTCGCTTTGTGTTTGGTGCAATCAAAACAGGATTTGAAGGTCTTAAAGATCTTGGTGCTGCAATCTTTGACAATGTTGGTGGTGCGTTTAAAGATGTTATTAATAAAGTTATTCGTTCAATGGAAAGCGGTTTAAACTTTGCTATTAGTGGACTAAATAAAGCCCTTGACGGTATTGACGCCGCCGCTGGCCCGTTAATTAATTTTGGAAGTATTCCAAAAATAAGTATTCCTCAACTGGCCGAAGGTGGCATAGTCACAGGCCCGACCTTGGCAATGATTGGTGAAGGCAACGGCCCTGAAGCGGTTATACCGTTGTCAAAGTTGGGCAGTATGGGTTTTGGTGGCGGTGCCAGTATCACTGTAAATGTCAACGGTGGCGACCCCAACAGCATTGTGAGGGCGTTACAGCAATATGTGCGCCAGTCAGGCCCAGTACCTTTAAACACTAGGGCAATGTAATGACCAAAATTAGGTGGCGTTTATTTAACAACAGAACTTTTACATATTACGAAAACATTCTGTTATCAGCGTCATACAACTATGGCCGCCAAGGATATTTAGATAACTACCCTGGTTCAAATATCAGTATTACTATCAAAAATCAGGCTAACGAATCTGCCAATTTCCAATTAAACGATTGGTTATCTCTAGTTGGCGACCTAGGTGTTTATCAAACTTACAATCAGTCTTTTTGGCTTAACTCAATTGACTACCACGATTACCCAGGCAACATTGGTTTGTCGACAGCAACACTGATTGCCAGTGACGCTATGGCCCGTGTTGGCCGTACTTTGGGAAATGGTGCAAGTCTTTCTGCCGGTACAACTGGGTCACAAATTGACGCTATGGACACCACACCATCGTGGCCGCCAACTATCAGAACTTTTGGAAACAACACAAGTTCACAGGCTTCAGCCGCCACAGTTACTTCTTCTTGGAATAATCAGATAAACCTGTTGCAACAAACTGAAAAAGGAATTATTACTTGGTCAAATGGTAGAGATATTGTCTTTCAAGGCAGGGCAGGTTTAAGCACCTATGTGCCATTAGCACCAATTCCGTTAGGTAGAACCGCTTCAGCATCTTCAATTGGTTACCAAACTTTTGACCGAATTGGTTATGGTGAAAATTTTGTTAATAGTGCCGAAATTAGCCCTGTAGGTTTGGGAACCTATACAGGTACTAACGCAACTTCAATATCGTTATATGGTCAAAGTGGCATTACTCAATCAACTGTTGACGGTAACGCTACACAAGGCCAGGGCAACGCCGATTGGACTGCTTCGGTTTTATCTGACCCCACAGTTTTAAGGTACGAAGTTGGTTTTAGTGATGTTTCACAAAATGAAACAGGTTTATTAGCGTTTTTGTCAAATGTTACTGGCATAGGTTTTTTCCCGTATTTGGTAACTCAATTAACTTTTCGGGTACCAGGTGCCGGTAGCGATACCACGGTTGATGTAGTTGTGGAAGGTTTCTCATTTAACATTACGCCTGAACAAACTTCATGGGTTTTTTATTTGTCTCCGTTGGTTTACTACCAGTTTTTTACATTGAATTCGACTACTTTAGGTATTTTGGACACCAGCCGTTTGGGTTGGTAAAGGAGAAACATTATGGCTACACCCCCAGTCTTTAGCAGTGGCGCAGTCCTGACAGCTGCACAAATGAACAGCGTTGGTTTATGGCTTGTAAAGACGCAGACAATTGGTTCAGCAGTTGCGTCAGTCGCAGTGACTGACGCATTCAGTGCCGACTATGACAACTACAAAATTGTTGTAACTGGTGGCGTTGCCTCATCTACTTTTGCGTCGTTGAACCTGACTTTTGGTGCCACGGTCACTGGTTACCATCGAACAGGTTTTAACATGGTCGCCCCTAGTACCGCTTTGAACGGTTTCGCTGATGTCAATGTAGCCAACATTACCGCCGCCGGCACAGGGACTACCTCTAGCCTTTTGATGAACGCAGATATCTACTCGCCCTATTTGGCTAAGCCAACAGGAGTGAAAAGTGACACTCAACGACAATTGCCCAATGGTGCCGCTTTTTGGATGCAAGGGTTCCTAGATAACACGACTTCGTACACTGGCTTCACCTTGACTGTCTCTAGTGGCACAATCACTGGAGGCACGATTCGTGTCTATGGCGTAAGGAACTAAAAACATGACCGCTGAAGAATACATGGCTTTATACCCACAAGACGCCGTTTACATTCAAGTAGACGACACCGAACGCCTGATGACAGACGAAGAGTACGAAGCATGGGTCGCACAAGGTGTTTACAACAGCAACCACCCTTTGCCATGAAAACACTTATTGTTGCCGCCGCTTTAATTATTGCAATGACTTTTGTGATTACTTCATGCAACGATAGAACCCGTGACACTTGTGTCGAGCGACCAACAGCCCCAAGGTGCAACCCATGAAACGCCTAAGCAACAGCGAAATCAAAGCCCGACTAATACTTATCGTGGGTATTGCTTTAGCGGTTGCGTTCCTAGGTTCTACAGCTGCACTCTTATACGGCCTGCTGTTTGTGGTGCAACCATTAGACGTGTCACCCAATGACGAATCAGCCTGGGCGCTACTTGCACCCATGATGCTGTTTCTTACAGGGGCCTTATCGGGGATCTTGGCAAGTAATGGGTTGAAGGACAGGGAAAAAGATGACCATTAGACCGTATACAGGAAACAAAGACGCCGTACACGCCCAAAAACGGGAAGGCACCAAAGTCTTTGTCGATTTCTGTTGCTACCTTTTCGGTGTCACCAACATAGGCATTTTTAACAACAGAAACATGGTTGGCACCACACCACCAAAAAAGTCTGTACACGCCACCTGGCGAGCCGTAGATCTTAAAGGCACCGCCGAACAACGGTTAAAACTAATCGACTTCCTATATACCCATCGTGACATTTTGTGCATAGAAGAAATCCACGACTATGCAGGCACCTACAAAAACAACCCTTTAGGTTGGGGCGCCGGCTACCGCTGTGACCGTGACGAATGGAAGGTGTACGACAAAAACACTATTGGCTCAAAAGGCGCCCAATGGGTGCACGTCGAAGTGGCACCACTTTTAGCCGACCACCCTGATGTTTGCCACCACGCTTTTAAAACTATTATGGGTGCTTGACATAGACCTACCGAATCGGTAGACATACCCCGACCTGACCCCGACTGAAGGACAAACCAAAATGAATGTAAAACGCTTTTTAGGGCTAGCCCTATTCACTTACCTAATGTGTGCGGCGTTTGCGGTAGTGAACCAAAAAGACACACCACCCCAAACGTATGATGTAGTACCGGCAACAATTAGCCTGGGCGACTTGTCACCCCAACAGCTGCAGGACCGTGCCGTAGAGCTGACAACCACCACCAGCACCACCACGTCGACACAGCCCACCACCCGTGTGGCTTATGTGGACCCAGCAACCAAATGCCAAGAATGGTTGCCCGTTGCTGTTTCTGTTGGCTGGCCCAACAACACCGAAACCCTAGAGAAACTAGGGCGCCTAATCTGGAAAGAATCAAGGTGCCTAAATGTCAACCATTTGCACCCCAGTTTCAACGGTTCCGACCACGGATTGGTGCAGGCAAATATCGTGCATAAACGCTGGGCCGAAGAACTATTTAACATGCCGTTTGAAGAATCCATGTCAG